AGGAAATTGAAGACCTCGAAGATCGTGTCGTAGGCGTCGAAGACAAGCTAGACGAACTAATGGCAGAGTTTGAAGCCTTGATGACATCTGAGGATGGCGAAGAATCAGTCCAAGACATGGATATCGATGTTGATGCAGACGTTGATGCCGAGGGCGAGGGCGAGGATGAGGATGCCTTTGAGTTGGATGAAGCCATGGAACTACAGGCTGCACCAAAGGCAAAAGATTCTGAAGAGTCATTTGTGCATAGCAAAAGCACTGTAGCCGCCAATTCTGGTGCCGAGGGTATTGACGCTGACCCTGTTGACTTCACAGGAAGTGAAGAAAAAGGCAGAGCAGCCCCTGACGCACAGGATAAAGGCCACACAACACACATTGACAAACTCAGCAAAGCACCAAGTGCAAAAGATTCTGAGCCTGCAGAAGTCAATAAAAAGAGCACGATTTAAACAAGGATTATACAGATGAGTCATTATCTCAAAGAACATCTAACATTTGATGCCGCTCAAATTGTACTTGAGGATGCTGATAATGGCAAGGATCTGTATATGAAGGGCATTTGCATTCAAGGCGGCGTAAAGAATGCAAATGAACGTGTTTATCCTGTCAACGAGATCCATAGTGCCGTAGAGACTTTGAATGAAGAAATCTCAAGCGGCAACTCTGTTCTCGGCGAAGTAGATCACCCCGACGATCTAAAAATTAACCTTGACCGTGTGTCACACATGATTACACAAATGTGGATGGACGGCCCAAATGGTTATGGAAAATTAAAAATACTACCGACCCCTATGGGAGAGTTAGTAAAAACAATGCTCCAGTCTGGAGTAAAGTTAGGGGTATCTAGCCGAGGCAGCGGCAACGTTGACAACGCAAACGGACATGTCAGTGACTTTGAAATAGTCACTGTAGATGTAGTAGCCCAACCCAGTGCACCCAACGCATACCCAACTGCAATTTACGAAGGGCTTCTTAACATGAAGCACGGACATAAATTGCTAGAAATGGGCAGGGAAGCAGGGAAGGACAACAAAGTTCAAAAATACTTGAAAAGCGAAGTCATTCGCCTGATCAAGGATTTGAAAATCTAGGGAGAAACGCATGTTAGATGCTATCAAACCATTACTAGACAGCGACCTAATCAATGAAGATACTCGTCAAGAGATATCTGAGGCTTGGGAAGCCAAACTAAACGAGGCTCGTGATGAGATCCGTGCTGAACTTCGCGAGGAGTTTGCAGGGAAATACGAGCATGATAAGCAGGTAATGGTGGAAGCATTAGATCGCATGGTAACAGAGGGTATTTCTCGTGAAGTCGAATCTGTCAAAGAAGAAAAGAAAGCTTTGGCAGAGGATAGAGTACGTTTCAACAGCAAGCTAAAGGAAAATGCCACAAAGTTTAACGACTTTATGGTTTCCAAGCTTTCTGAAGAAATTACTGAACTTCGTGAAGATCGTACCGCACAGAGTAAAGCAATGTCAAAAATGGAAGACTTTGTTACTCGTGCATTGGCTGAAGAAATTGCTGAGTTCCAGAAGGACAAGCAGGCAGTGGTTGAAACACGTGTCCGCTTGGTATCTGAGGCCCGCAGCAAGTTAGATGCTCTTAAGACAAAATTCGTCAAAGAGAGTTCTAACAAGATGAGCCAATCTGTGGCCAAGCATCTTAAAGCTGAACTTGGACAACTCAAAGAAGACATCAAATCTGCTCGTGAGAACAATTTTGGTCGTCGCATCTTTGAAGCATTTGCATCTGAATTTGGTTCAACACATCTCAACGAAAATGCTGAGATGCGTAAGCTAAAGCAGATTCTTAGCGACAAAGATCAGAAGTTGGCCGAGGCCACCAAAGCCATAGAGAAGCAAACTCAATTAGTTGAGTCAAAAAACCGAAAAATTCGAATGATTGAAGAAAACAACAAACGTAACGAAGTTATGGAAGAGTTGTTGGCTCCTCTGAACGAAGAGAAGCAAACAGTCATGAAAAATTTGTTAGAAAATGTCCAGACCTCACGGTTGCGTAAGACATTCGACAAATATCTACCAGCAGTTCTCGCAGAGACTAGTGGCAAAAAGTCCAAAAAACAAACTGTCACAGAATCTGTCCGTGAGGTTACTGGAGATAAAACTGCCCAGACAAATCAGGACACTGAATCACAATCGAATGTGATCGACCTGAAGCGTTTAGCAGGGCTTTAAACTTTAAAAGGAAAAAGGAGACATTTACCATGTCACAAGAACTACTTGAAGGCCGTTGGAACGAAACTAAAGACGCCCTGTTAGAAGGACTACAGGGATCACGTCGATCCAGCATGAAGGTCATCCTTGAGAATACGCGTAAGCACCTCAAGGAATCTGCTGCAGGCACAACAATGGCAGGCAACGTTGCCACACTAAACCGTGTAATTTTGCCAGTTATCCGCCGTGTAATGCCTACAGTCATTGCTAACGAACTCGTTGGTGTTCAGCCAATGACAGGACCAGTTGGCCAAATCCACACACTGCGTGTGCGTTATGGCGACGGTGTTGACGATCAGTCAGCAGCATCGACTAGCACAACCGCAGGCGAAGAGGCTCTAAGCCCCTTCAAAATTGCACAGGCATATTCTGCCAGTGTTGGCGACACCGCCAATGATTTCCGTGCAGCACCAACAGCCGGTCTAGAGGGATCTGGCGGACGCAACATTTCCGTTCAGATTCTGAAACAGGCCGTTGAAGCCAAGACACGTAAGCTACAGGCTCGCTGGACATTCGAGGCCGCTCAGGACGCACAGTCTATGCACGGCATTGATGTTGAAGCAGAAGTCATGGCTGCTCTTGCACAGGAAATTACTGCTGAAATCGATCAGGAGATCCTCCTCAGCCTACGCAGCCTAGCTGCCGTTGAAGAGACTTTTGACCAGTCAACAGTTTCTGGCACAGGCACATTCGTCGGTGACGAGCATGCTGCTCTTGCGGTTCTTGTTAACCGCGTTGCCAACAAAATTGCACAGCGTACCCGTCGTGGTGCTGGTAACTATTCTGTTGTTAGTCCTCAGGCTCTCACAATCCTCCAGAGTGCTACAACATCAGCATTTGCTCGCAGCACAGAAGGTACCTTCGAAGCACCAACAAACACCAAGTTTGCTGGTACTCTAAACGGTGCAATGCGTGTATTTGTTGATTCTTATGCTAACGACAACACACCTGTTCTCGTTGGTTATAAGGGTTCAAGTGAGGCTGACGCCCCTGCATTCTACTGCCCATACATTCCGTTGATGAGCAGTGGCGTTGTATTGGATCCGTCCACATTCGAGCCAGTAGTCAGCTTTATGACCCGTTACGGATATATAGAATTGACAAATACTGCCAGTTCGTTTGGTAACGCCGGTGACTATGTTGGCGAAGTTGCAATCAACAACGTTAGCTTTAGTTAAAATTAAACTTAAAATTTTTAAGTTTGGACAGGGCCTTCGGGCCCTGTTTTTTTGATGTTAAAAAAAAGATGTTTTATGGCTGGCACGAATGTATAAATATCAAAATGAAATCTCAAATACTTGAAATAATTAATAGCAAGCCAAAGCATTTTTCAAAGATTATTAAAAATAATGAATCCTTGCTTCAATGGGTGAACAACAACACTCAGATCAATACAGAAAATTTTCCTGAAAAAGTATACAGTGCTTTATACTCAGCCGAGTCAGTTTGTCCAAAAGGAAACCCTAGAAAATTCAAATCTATATTTGCTGGTTATGGTTATTGTAATACAGTATCAAAATGTGAATGTGCCAAACAACAGGTTGCGGAAAAGATTTCTAAAACCAAACAGGCATTTTCTGCTGAGAAAAAACAAAGAATAAATCAAAAGCGTGAAACAACATCATTAAAAAAATATGGAGTGTCCAACAACGGGCAAACTGAGACGGCAAAGCAAAATCATAAAAAATTTTACCAAAACCCAGAATACATTGAATCTGCAACCAGCAAGGGCAGATTGACTAAATTAGAAAAATACGGCAACCCCAATTACAACAATCCAGAAAAAATAAAACAAACATGGCGAAAACGGTTTAATGCAGATTACTGGGAAGATCGATTTCCTGAAAAGGGTATAAATGAGTTACGTAGTAAAGATATACTCACTGAATTGTTTAAAAACTATACTATTGAAGGAATATCTAAAAAACTTTCAGTTCACCCTCAAACTGTTTACAAATACTTGAATATGCATGATATACGAACTCCGTATAAGTCGAGCGAAGAAACAGAGGTTGTGAATTTTCTCCGAGAAGAGGGAGTCACTAATATAATTGAAAACTCCCGAAAAATTTTGAAGTCTGGGAAAGAGTTGGACATATATCTTCCAGATTATTCCCTCGCCATTGAGTATAATGGCGTATATTGGCATCATGACGGTATTGATCATATAACAAGAAGTTATCATAAAAACAAATTCGACGAATGTGCATCTAATGGGATACAACTCTTGACTATTTTTTCAACACAATGGAAGTCTAAGCAAGAGATAGTAAAAAACATTTTAAGAAATCATCTTGGAATTCACACACACTCGATTTTTGCTCGTAAGTGTGAAATTGTTGACGTAACATCAGCCCAATCTAGAAAGTTTTTGGATCAATATCATGTCCAAGGCTATACCACATCCAGTATTCGGTATGGTTTGAAATACAATAGTGAATTGGTTGCTCTTATGACTTTTAGTAAAAGTAGAACAGGAATGGGAGTCAAAGAAGATGCACATGAATTGGTGCGATTTGCGAGTTCTACACGGGTTGTCGGTGGTGCTAGTAAATTACTAAATCATTTCTTAAAACAAAATAATGTCAAAAAGTTAATATCTTATTCTGACAACGAGTGGAGCGATGGGAATTTATATAAAGTTTTGGGATTTGGGTTAGAAAACGATATTCCGCCAAGTTACTGGTACCTCAAACCACACACTGAAAGACTCTATCATAGATATAATTTTGCAAAACATAAACTAGTTGAAAGGGGGTTCGACTCATCCAAAACAGAAACGCAGATAACTCGTGAAATGGGACTATTAAAAATTTGGGACTGTGGCAAAAAAAGATGGGTTTACGCCAAAACTTAAAAATAACATAAATAACACTATATCATTTGGAGATTATGAATTATGAATAGAAAAATAAAACTCTTTGGCGTAGGGTTTAGTTCTGATGACAGTGATGCATCTGTTGAAATTAAAGTTGACGGAAATGTTGTTTATTCTGGTAATGTAGTCACTGACAAAAACGCAGACATAAACGCTTTTCTTTCTGGATCAGACACAGTAGATCAGG